GGGCCTACGGGTGGCCCCCCGGCTGCGCCGCCTCCCGCAGGTTCCACACCGGGGACGGAGCAGGGATACAACGCCCTCACTGGGTTCAACTACACGATTCCCGATTTCCCCGTGCCGCCGACATATACCCAAGAGGGCATTGTCGAACGCAAGCGAGCGTTCCTCCCGCCGGGGCCGCGCGATGTCCTTGCTGGGCAGCGACCAGCTCCGCTGGAGTTTGGGTTCCAGATGCCGACGCCGGGCTTGATGGGTTCCCTGACGCCGAATGAGCGTGAGGCGTTTGGTTCCCAACTCGCGTCGGAATACAACACATCGCTTGGGGAGGTGGAGTCTGGCATTCGGCAACGGTTTGGTCAGACACGTCGCGCACCACGGGCACGCCGTGCCCGGTACTAAGTGGCGTGATCAATAAGGATTCCGTATAGTTTGAAAGGAATGGTGGAGAAAGACTATGCCGCCAGAGAATGAAAACGCAGAGGCCACTGCGGAGTTTTCCCCGGAGCAAGTAGCGGATGCACCGGTAGCCGATGAGGTTACCGAGGTAGACGCCCCTTCCTCTGAGCAAGACGATGCAGCCGCCTCTGAGGTAGTCGCCGACCCCGTGCAATCGCGGCTCGACGAACTCGGCCTGAATGCTGATCGGGTGATGCAACTCCAGTCAGCGGTGGGCCGGGTGGGTGGGTTACAGAGTGAAGTCGATAAGGGGTCCAAGCGGGTCGAGGAACTTCTCACTCGTATGGACAACCGCGACCAGCTCCTTGTAGCGCTCGCTCAGGGCATTTCCACCTCCGATGTATTGGACGAGCAGTCGAAGACCAGTGTCGCCTCCTTGATCGATACATTTCAGAATCAGTCCGACCGCGCCGCCATGATGGATGAGTTGCGCTCGGAGATGCAGACTGCTCAGCAGCCGCCCTTGCCGCCGGAATGGCAGCAAGCACAGCAACGGATTGTGAGTTACGCCCAGTCACAGAACGTGGACCCGACGACGATTCCCGCCGAAATATGGCAAAAGGGGAGTCAGTCAGAAAACCCGTTCGAGGCCGTGGATATTGCCCGTGACTGGGTTGACGATCAAGACGGACGCAATGGGCGCCTGGCTCGGCGGAAAGCAGCGGCCGGGGCCAATCCACCCGCTGCGGCAGTACCGGCAAAATCCAAAGACCCGTTGACCATTATCCGCGAATGGGGGGACGACCCCAATTCGCATTCGCTTGAAGAAGCGAAACAGGCGATGTTGGACACGGGGTACATCCGGAGATAAATCATGGCAGCAGGCGTTACTACCACTTCGTCTCTGGCTGATTCACTACCCGTCATCAAGGCGGCCGCCCGCATCGTGCGCGAGCAAGAGGGGCGCATGCCCCAGCTCGTGGACCGGCAGCGGCTCGCCGAGGGCACAGGGCTGACCTGGGAAGAGGTCGCGCTGAGCCGTCTGAATGACGCACAGCCAATCAGCGAGGGCGAAGAGTTCAACGCGCCGCAGCAACTGGTCGATCAGCTCCTCCAAGCCACCCCGCAAGAGGTGGGCTTTGAGATCATCATGACCGACCGGGTGCGGCGTCGCATTTCCCCCAACGTGTTTGCGCAGACTGGCAGCTTGGCTGGCAGCTCAATGGCGCGCACGAAGGGCAAAGACGGCATCACCCAACTCGATCAATTCAGCACGTCATTCGGCGGCGCGGGGACGACCTTCGCTGAGGGCTACATCGAAGCGGCTGTGGTGACGATCGAGGGCAACGCAACGGAGCACGGCGTCGCGCCGTTCTTCTCCGTGCATCACCCCTTCCAGCGACGCGACCTGTCGGCCGAACTGGCGCCGATTGGCAACATCAGCATCTACGGTGGCCTCACCGAAGACCTGATCAAGAATGGCGTCGTGGAGATGACCATGGGTGGTGCCGGCATTGTGTTTGATGCCGTCGTCGGTGCGGACAGCAGTGGAGACTTCAAGGGCGGCACCTTTGCCAAGATGGCGATCGTGCTGGTCGAAGGCCACGACCTGGAAACTGAGACAGAGCGACTTGTTGGTCGGCGTGCGGATGCGATCTTCATGTTCGATGAGTACATCTACGCCGAACGGTTCGATTCGGGCGGCGTGGAGCAGTACTTCGACGCCACTGCGCCAACGAGCTAAGGGAGAAAAATCATGGCTATGAATGATGGACTCCAGCTCACAGACCCATCGGACTTCGGTGGCACCTACGTCGACAACGGCCACATCGTGCATTACAACGTGCATATCGCCGGATCGGCTGGCGGTTCGATTGTTGATCCGGGGTTGCCCCGGCGCGGTCTGCAACTGGCCTGTGTAGCTGAAGAAGACGGCATCACCCAACTGATCGGCCCCCTCGCGTTTGAGGTGGACGAGAACGCGGGGTACTTCCTTGACTGTGAAGTGCGTGCCGTCACGGACGCGAGTGCGGCCGCAGCGTTGTTTATCGGGTTTACCGATCAGAACGCCGCGGGCGAAGTGCCGATTGAAGACGAAGACGGCACGCTTCAGACGAACGCCACCAACGCGGTGGGGTTCATGATGGAGCGTCAGCAGGATGCGACCTGGCAGGCTGTTAGCGTCAACGCAGACACGGATGGGGCGCAAACGGCCCTGACCGGCGCGAACGACATTTCCAACAATGTCTGGCAGCGCCTGCGGCTGACGAACAAAAACAGCGACGGTGACTTCACGTTCGAGATTTGGGACATCGACTCCAGCGAGCACTACACCTACGCCGGCAACGGCGTGTTGCACACGCGGTCTTCCGCGGTGGCAACGGGGACCGTGCTGGCACCGACGTTCTGTCTTGACTCTCGCAACGCGGTTGTGGCCGTGCAGATTCGCAAGCTCACCGCTGGCACCAACTAAGGAGGAGTCATGGCTGGACCAATTCCTCCCACGGCGTACGGTTTGTGGCGTCTGACTGACGGCACCCTCCAGACGGTTGTTGCTGGCACTGTGGCAGCGACGGCAGACACCTCGGGAAATCAAGATCTCCCGGCTGATGTCAAACTCAGCGATGGTGGGACCATCACGCAGGCGTCGAGCAAGAGCACGGGGGTTACCCTCAATACGCACACCGGGCAGATCACCATGAACGGCGCAGCCTTGGCTGCGGGAGTAGAGGTGACCTTCACGGTGACGAATTCCACGGTGGGTGCAGCCGATGTGGTTGTACTGAACCATGGTTCGGCCGGAACGGCGGGGTCGTACCTCGTCGGTATTTCTGCTGTGGCCTCGGGCTCATTCAAGGCGACTGTTTCAAACGCCTCCGGAGGCTCGCTCAGTGAGGCAATCGTGCTGAACTTTGCCGTCATCGGCGGCAGTGCGACTTAATGGTCGCCGTAACCGGATTCGCGCAAACGGGGTCTGCGCAGGCGTTGGCCTGTTCCGACAGTACCTGTCAGGAGTTAGGTGCCTGCACAGACCCCCAAGCGCATCTGGCGCAAGCGCACAACGCGACTCTCCTGCTCCGTCCCAACGATCCGGCACGGATCTACGCGGAACGGAACAAGGACGGTCGCCGCTGGCGCATCGTCAAGACCAATCGTGACGGCGTTCTCCGCGCCTATGTCGATGACATGGGTCCGGAGGACGCCTTTACGGCACACCCCTTTGATATTCCCAGCGTCGGGGACGACCCCAGCGAGTGGAATACGGTGGGGGAGTGTTTCGATATTGCTCGGGAACGGCACCTGCTACCGGTTCGGCATAAAGCCCAGCCGGCGACGGGCGCCGCGTACCTGAACGAACTGATGGAACGCAACGCGTTGTTGCGTGCATGGAAAGCGGCACGAAGTCAATTCGGCCCGCTGGGAAAGGTCCAACGCAATGCCTAAGGTCGACCTGTCGGACATGGACATCCAGGCCCTCATCGATGATGAAGATGGGGCCATCGATAACGGGCATCTCCCGATGCGCCCCATGCACGATGACGACGCCATCGATCGCGATCACGCCGTGGTCTACGACCAGCGCACAGGCGTCTCCTCGCTGGTGCGCAAGTACAAGGGCAACGGCACGTTGGCCCACATGCTGAGCAAGCGCGACAAGGTGACCGGCGAGCGGATCTTCCGGACCACGCGGCCGGAGAGTGGCGTGGCGCCTGGGCAATGGCCGTGCTGGCTGCACCCGGACCACGCGCGCTACGAGGAGTTCGTGGGTCAGGGCTTCCCGAACTGCGGCAAGACCGGGTACTTCGCAACGGCACAGGATGTCGAACAGCACGTCCGCGCCAAGCACACTCGAATTCACACCTTTGTTCGCGAGCAGGATGCGGCACGCGAACGCGCCGCGGAGCGTGATGGCAACCAGCAAATGCTGGAAGCGATCATGGAGCTGGCGAAAAAGGGACAGACTGACGACGTACCGGCTGCCGTAAGCGCCAGTGCGTCGCGCGGGAAGAAAGTGGCTGATGACGCTCTATAAGACCACGATGGTGTTTGATGCCGACGGTGACAACACCGCCCAGGTTGCATTTGCTGGCTTTGGGTCGGTGCTGTCGATTGAGGTCAGCAACCCGAATGCCGCAGATGCCTATCTGCAACTGTTCGATGTTGCCGCAGGCAGTGTCACCGTGGGTTCGACCACACCTGATCAGAGCCTCTTTGTCCCGGCTGGGGATGGGACGAAGGACGGAGCGATGGACAAGGATTTCGGGGCCGGAATCTCCTTTGAGAATGCGATCACCTACGCCTGCACGACGACGGCCGCAGGGGCTGGCGATCCCACGACCGGCCTCGTTGTC